TTAAACTCCTCATCCAATGTAAAGTTAATATAAAAGTCCATCATCTGAAGATACCTATTCACCTGCTGATTGATCAGAGGCAAATACTTCTTTATGATTTTGGACTTAACTCCACCATCCTTAAGTAACCCATAATTAAAATTATGGTATTGAATGGTTTCTTTTTCTGAGGCTAATGCCTCATATGTCTCTGCTAACTTGTTCTGAAAAGATTCTAATTTCTCATGCTCAGTATTTCTGTTTGCAAGTTTATCGGTAATAGTTTGAATTTCCGATTCCAAATCTCTGATTTGTCGTTGACACCCAGAGATACGAGTATTGTTTTTAGAAATGCCATGCGTTAGTGTAGTAATCTCCTTAGATAAGTTTGTAAAGTGATGCTCTCGCTCTTCTTCCTTTTTAATTGCCTCTTCTAGTTCTTTATAACCAGATTGCAACTCCTTAGCTTTAGTTTGAGCATCGTCGATTTTATTTAGTCTAAAGTCCTCTTCGATAGCTTGTGTACAAGTAGGGCAAACCGTGTTTTCTGTGAAAAACTTATGTTCTTTAGTAATCGTTGTTACCCTTTGTGATATTTTACCTTTCAATCCTCCAAGTGTTCTTAACTTTTCTGTAGCACCTGTTACTTTCTCTTGTTCTTTTGTAAGATCATTAATGTCAGCATCCAATAACTCATTCTTTTCCATATGAGTATCTATTTCCACATTTAACTTTTTAATTTTACCTTCATTATCTTCAATTCTTCCTTTACTTTCTGATTCTAATTCTTTAATCCAATTAGTTTGCATCTCTACTTTATCATTTAATGACTCTTTCTTAAGATCTAAAGTCCTAATCTCATCTCTTACTAATTTAATCTTGTCCTTAATGATATTATTCATAGATGAAAAGATTTTAATATCTAATAGATCTTCAATAACCTCTCTTCTATGTGTAGCTGTCAATTGCATAAAAGGAACAAAGTTAGTAGATCCTAGAATTACAATCTGAGTAAAAGACTTATAATTCATCTTAAGAACATTCTGCTCTAACCACTTTTGCTGATCATTAGCATTAGAGAATTGATCTAGACAATTATTATCCTTCCAAATTTCAAATGTATTAGGTTTTATTCCCCTCACTACTTTCCATTCAATATCACCAATAGAGAACTCTACCTCTACCTTACAATCTTTTTCATTAGAACTATTAATTAATTGACCCTTATTAATCTTACGAAATGGTTTACCAAATAAACTAAAAGTAAGAGCATCCAATACAGTACTCTTACCAGCCCCATTAGTACCAATAATTAAGGTGGTTGCATGTTCATTAAATTTTACTTCACTATAATGATTGCCAGTACTTAAAAAGTTTTTCCAGCGTATTTTTTCAAATGTAATCATGATCTTCAGGTGGAATTACAATGTCATTTCGAGTAATAATGGCATACTCATATCCATGCATGTGACAGGTCTTCATCATCAACTCTTCATCAACTTCAATTACGTTCATATCAGGATAACCAACATCTTCTAACATCATAGCATATCGATCAGCATCATCTTCTTCTTCAAAAATATACAATATTTGTCCTCCTCTCTTGTCTTCTACTGCATAAGCACCTTCCTTCTCTTTTCCATTTATGGTTAATATAAACATCATATTAACTCACATGCCTCTTGATAATTCTCTTGAAGCATTCTCTGAATCCTTGACTTATCCAAGTCAACCTCTGCTTCCTCAACATATCTATTAAGAATGGATAAAGTATCCTCAGATTCAAATGCTTCAAAGTTTTCCGCATCATGAAGAATAAAATTCTCCACAACCTTCAATTCAGCCACATTAGCATTATACAACTTATCAATAAATTTTTCAAATTTTACTTGATTACTCTTTTTTCTTACAACTACTTTTACTATTTTATTCTCTAATTCTCTTGCATCGAACAATTGATAATCTTGATCATTATAATAGATGACCTTATGAAGTCTATATGGATTATTAACTGGTGTATGTTCTAAGGTCTCTGTATCAAATAAATGAAATCCTCTATTCTCATCATCCACATCATTCCAGAACATCTCATAAGGATTACCAAGATAGTAAATATTATCTTGATTAGATCTGCAATGATAATGCCCAGAGTATGTTTTTTTAAATTTCTTAAATATATCCCACTCCATACCATGCTCCATCATATGTCCTGGTGTGGCTCTAAATCCATTTAATTCAAGATGCCCCATACAAACAGGTGCTCTTGACTTTTTAATTAAAGCAACACTTTGCTCTTCATTCTCTTTGTTTATCCAAGGTACAAGAAGAATATTACATCCACCTATCTCTATAGAACTTACTTCTGAATACGTTTTTACATTATCATATTCTCTCAATAAAAGATCTACTGCATTTACATCATTTGTATTCTTATAATAAGCTGTATGATTACCTACAATACTATGAAGAGTAATTCCCATGCTCTCCAAACGATCAAAATAATGATCTTTGGCCCATGTCAATGCCCCAAAATCAATGCTCTTACGGATATCGAAAGTATCTCCCATATCAATAACCGTAGTAATACCTTCTTTCTCTAAAGTAGGAAAAAAGGTATTATTGTAAAACTTCAGAAAATAATCGTGAAAAAGTTTAGAGTTTTTCCGTGCTCCGAAGTGCTGATCTGTAATTATAGCAACTTTCATCAGTTACGTAACTTAGCATGTACAGCATCTTTGATTGAATTATAATCCGAATACTTATCACCGTCAATTTTATTGCTATCATCAAATACTTCATTATAACCCGACTTTTCAATAATCTTATTCTTAATTTCTAACTGACGTTTTTCTCTTTGTATTCTACGGAGAAATGCGTAATGTATAATTTGCGTAAAGTAAGCAAAAGGATTCTGGGATTTCTCAGGATTAAAATTATGTATGTATTGAACGCAATTTTCGATTCCATCAGAGATCATGTCCTCCTTGAACATATAATTAACAAAGTTTGGTTTAAATGATAAATGATTTGCAATCTTTAAGAAACACTCACCAATATATCTTGGGATAACAGGTTTAGGTTGATCCCTAATTTTTGCTATCTCAACATCCTCTCTATACTTAATAAGTGCAGCAAGGAACTCTTTGTTATTTACATAGTGTTCTGACCTTTTTCTTTTAGCCATAGGTCTTATTATTGCCATAAGTCTTTATCACTACTATGTAGATAGTATAACATTTTTATAAAGACTTGACAAGTTTTAAAAACCAAGTATAATAACCTTTGTGAAGGTTCAAGAGATATTAGCTTTTAGAGTTATTTTTATATATTTTTTCTAAGGTTTTTTTAGCATCATCTATGGTAGATAGATATCCCATTTTTCTATTTAATTTATATTTACTACTACCATCACCATTTTTATCATTATGTTGTACATATTGTTGATGCATATTAATCATTTCAAAATCATTTGATTCAGACATAGTAAGAACATCATTTAAATTAATTAAAAACATATCTTCTTTAGTTGTTTTTAACCAAGGTTCTACTTTATAACCAACGACTCCAGTGCGTCCTTTAATTTCAGCTATAATAACAGGATTAGAAACAAGTAATATAATTTTATCTTCTTCCTCAGTAGAAGCAACCTTACAAAAGATTTCTTCTCCAGATTTAAACTTAATGGTAGCAAAAAAGTCGTCTTCTATCATTTTCTTAATTGGATAGTTATTATTTCATAGTTAAAGTTTTCTTCATTGTAGATTTTAATTCTCTCAATAAGATGATTAAGGGTATAGTTTCTCTTAGATTTGTATGTACAATCATCAGAGATATCATATAAAGTTGCTTTTACTTTATCCTTCCCTTTTCTTAAGACCCTGCCGATGGACTGGAGATTCCTAATCCTGGATTTGGAGGGACTGGCGAAGATAATATTGTGCAACCGTTTAATATTAATCCCAGTACTAAAAGTGCCGTAGCTAGCGATAATGATCGCATTGGATTCTTCCTCAGTAATTTCTCTAACTAATTCTCTTTCGCTAGTGTCTACACCACCATGAATGAAGAATACTTTACGTTCACCTTTCTTATTGTTATTTATTAAATCATAAAGCACTTGTCCATGTGCTTCGACTCTGGAGAATAGCACTAAAGTATTTCCTTTTAGATCAAGTGATAGATTTTTTATAAAGTTATTTCTTTGTTCATGAGTAATCAGATATTCTATTTCATCTTGATAAGTTTCAAATTTTTTCTCTGGATGTTTAAGAACAATACATTGAATATCCAACTGCGAGAGATGCCCTTGTCTCATCAACTCTTCAGTCTTTGTCACCTTATAGGATGGCCCAAATAATCCTTCTAAAACCCATTTATGAGTCTGTGTTCCATCTAGGGTTCCAGTGAATCCAAATCTATACTTTGCATGGTGTAATTTTGTCATTATAGATATAAGGGACTTACTCTTAAAGAGGTGTGCTTCATCTCCTATAACTACATTATAATCCTCAAAAAATGATCTTTCTAGTTTGTATACAGATTGCCATGTGGTAATTGTAACTGGAAACTCATTTGTTTTTTCTTTACCTGCATATATTTTGTGGCAATATGAATCAGCATCCCAACCGTAATCTAAAAAGTCCTTATACATCTGTTCTACGAGAGATGTCGTTGGAACGACTAAAAGAATTTTTTGTCCTTTCTCAACGTAATATCTTACAAGAGAGTATATCATCAAAGATTTGCCTGAAGCAGTGGGTGATATCAATAGCTTTCTATTATGTTTTAAGGCATCGTATACTCCCTCAACTTGGTATTTCCTTGGTTGATGACTGCAAATAGATCTCATATAATCTTTCACGCCATCATATGATATTCCCTCGTTTACTTCAAAGGGAGCACCATAATAATCATTATCTTCAAACTTATAACTATAATCATGTTTTTCGCAAAAAGCAATAATCTTATCTAACAATCCTACGTATATCTTTTTTGTTCTCATATCAAATAGGTGGATCTCTCCATTCCAATTCCTATTCCGATATTGGGGCATAAACTTTGCACCCTCTACCTCAAAGGTAAAGTGGTCTCTTAACTCATACTCAATATGAGGTTCTGAATTAATTTTTAAAAATACTTCGTTGGCCTTAGATATAACAACATTGGCCGTTGTGTCAATCACTTAACCCATGCATCTATGGGTATTTATTAAGTTATGTCAAATCCATTCCCATAGTATATCTAGTAAAAGAAAATGAATATTCAGGTGGTTTATGTTTTAATGACCCATCAAAAAATATTAAACCATTTTGAGGTACTTCTTCGAAACCATGTTCAAACTCCGTTCCATTGCCATAAGAAGAAGGAATTTTTATATAATAAACTAATGAAAAAGTTCTCTCATGAGTATGCCACATAGATTCTTCTTTTGTTCCTGTAGTTTTAAAGAACCATGATCTATCAATACGTAATAATTTTCCCGTCTCTTCATGAAGTCGATTTATGATTTTTTGATGTACGATATTAAATTCAACTTTTTGATGCATATCATTATGACTTTGGAAGCCAGGTCTATCATCCCATTCAAATACATAATGCTCGGACTTTTTTAAAAGATCCAATCTTTCTTCTGTAGTTAATATATTTTCTAGTTTAATAATCATCTGTCAAGTAATCCATTTTGTATCATATTGAGAATCCCCTCCTCCATAATGTCCTATAGGTACAATATTAAAAGCTAAAGAATATCGAGGTATATCACTGGTGTGTGTTACTATTCTATGTTTTAAATAACTAGGAAACAATATTAATAAATTTTTAATGGGGGTTATTCTCTCTGCTAGTTTATTATATTGAGTTGCTTTTTCTGGTATTACATAAAAACCATAATCTCTTATATGATTAACCAGTGGATTTTCAAATTCTAAAGAAGAACTCTCAGAATAATGTTCTCCATAATAATATATTCCACTCCAAAAACTATTTCCATGCAAATGTAAAGTAGATTCTTCCCCTTTTTCACATTTAGTTAACCATGATGTAGTTATTTCAAAATTGCAATTCAAACCTAAAACCCCATCAGCAAATGAAATAAAATTATCCAATAAAATTTTTTTTATTTCTGGAAAAGATTCCAATATTCTCATATTTTTAGAAACCTGTGATGGCTTCCATGATACGGATTTATTATCTATCCACTCAAAATTATTATTAGTTAATTGTAAAATATCAGTATTGTGTTCTATTTTTACGAAACCAATAGGTGTACCAAAAATAGTATCTACCTCTTGAGGAGAAATTAAAGACCAATTATTCATTATCCTAATCCTGAATTAAAACGCATAAACTCAATAGCATTCTTAATCTGGTACGTTCTGTTCTGTATCACCTTAAGAATACTTTCTAAGTATACCAACATTGTATCATAATAATCAATTTTTAAATTTGAATTAGAAAGTTTCTCATCTGCATCAAGATACTTCTGCATTGTATCCTTATCCCTTATCTTCTTTGGAAAAGGATTGTCTTGATATACTTCAGGATCTGCTTTCCCACTAAAGTATTCATACCGTTCATGACGGATGTTCTTTCTTTGTTGTTCTGCTTTCTTTCTTAATAAAAAGATTGTATTATATAATTCAAAATATTTTGCATGAAGAGAGGGGATGTTCAATGATTCTTCGTGTAGATTATCTCTATCAATCTTTGCGTCTTTTTCCCACATCTCTTGAATAGAATCAAGAGTTACACTCATAGTTTATTGCCAGATAAATCAGTTATGTTAAAGATAGTATACTTGAAAGATACGTCTGCTGTAAAGTAATTTATATCTTCAGCCGTTGCATCAAAATTTAATGTCGATAATGTTGTAGGAAATAAATTTTGAAATACAATTTTAAAATTAGGATTCTCTGTACTTGTTAAAATCTGCAGTGTGCCATCAGAATAAAAATTTAACTGAGACTTATCAGGTTGCTCCAAATCTGCATTTGAATTTTGGAAATCAAAAGCATCCTGTAAAGTTTCTGCATAACCAACTGACCTTATCCAATTAGATATCTCAAGATAATTTTCTAAATTTTCATCAACAAGAAAACGTAAATTAAAATCACCGAAAGTAACCTTATCACCAGGTAATGGAATATCTTTCAAGTAAGTAGGTTGTTCAGCTACTCCTAGATTTAAATCAGGAATATTTGCTTCATTACCAAAGAACGAAACCTTAGGTGCTCGGTTTAAAACAAACTTAAACCCAGTAGGTGATAAAAAATTTCTATTCTTTATCTGATTATCGTATATACTAGCCATTCAACCTTTTCTAAGTATTTAGACAAAAAAAGAGACCCCCGAAGGAGTCTCTTGAGAAATATAAGCATCTCGCTTACATGAGGTTCTTAACAGCAACACGTCTGTAGTAGCGGTTAGCGTTAATATGGAGGTTACCCATACCTTGACCTTTACCATCTGCAAATGGGTTCGCAACGATTCCGTAACGAGTCTTAAAGCCAATTTTTGGTTGGAAACTATTCTCTCCAACTGCACGAACCATCTGTAGTGGAACGTATGGGCAGTAGAACAGACCAGCATCATAAGGAGATGAACC